CGGCGGGTGGCGTTACTGTCTTTATAAGCAGACGGAGCTGATGGGGTGGGACAGGCAATTTACTCATCCTTCCAAATATCTGGCTGAGTAGTGGCCCATGTCATCAATCATGCGAAAGTGATCCGCATCCATGACTGGTGGCATGGTCTCGCGTATTGATGAAAATTCCCCACTGAATATCTTTTCTTCAACTAAAAGTTGAGTACTAACCGATATTCCATAGGTCTTCTCAAACAATGCACGAACTGCTTGGGACGGCTCAAATTTTGGCACATTAATACAATCGTGAGGCACATGGTATCCATCATCTATGAATCTTGGGATGGCACCTGTCGTCATCGATAATGCCTTATGAGCAAGTGCTGCTACTATAGGGCACTGTGGCGTTTCATAGCACACAGATAAAGCCTTTGCACGAAGAAGAGAACTCATCATTCCTGGCCCCGCTGATATATAGGAGCTAGTCCAGCCAAAATTGGCCATAAAACGACGTGGGTCGCGGACAACAGCCCCATCAGCAAATATCAGGCCACAGAACGATGCCTTACAAGGATTATCATACTCTTCTATTTTAATAGTAAAGCCTAGGGACTTATAATCAGCAATATCCAACACAACATCGGTTGCGAAAAGCCCATCGTCCCCTTCAACAAGCCCAGAAAATTCTGAAGCGCCTTTCTTCTTCATTATGAACATTGCAAGCATTAGGTTAGTAAATCCATTGCCAAGAGATGTATTCATCTCTCCTGACATTCGCCTAGCTGCAACTTGAGCCGACAAAACACGGCTCTTAAGAATGTTTTTCGAACGAAGAGTATTAAGGATAGTTTCTAGGCCGTTGTCATCCGGAAGGCACCACTTATACAATTCAAATTCAACTGCTTCCATTATTTGAGGAACAAAATGGGACTCAAATGCAGTGTAGTCAGTGGCATAATAGTGGAGCCCTGCCTTGGCTAAGCCTGCCACAAGGGCGGGTCTATCCGGTATTGCAACGTGTTTTATAAACCACGGCAACTTATAGACCACCTCCTCAATGGCCTTAAAGCGAGGTCCCGCAAATACCTTAAAATGATCTGACCTTGAATTGATTAAGCGAGCATGCTTGTACATGGGGTAAGATTCAGTCTTGACAAAAGACTTGATTTTCCTACATTGGTGCCTAGTGGGCGGCCCACCCTTAAGTTCCTGATAGCATCTCCGGAGTTCCACCTTGCGCGCTTCAGGATAATGTGTAGTCGCCAACCATTCATCAAACTGCATTGGCCTGGTTGGTTTCACATATTTCCTCAAAAATTTGCGTACAAAGTTAGTCAACTCCTTGAGAAGAGCTTCATCTGCCTTGGGAATGGGCCTACAAAGTCGTTTAAGGACGCCGGACTTGACTGTATCAGGGTCATTAGTATCCAAACAAATGGGTGCATATCCTGGCACTGCACAATCCATTCTCCTAAA